AACAAGAAGCCAAGATTGCCGAAGTCATTGAAGCCGTTAAAGCCGAAGTCGCTGAAAAGGTTTCTGCCCTTGAAGTGAAACTGGCCGAAGTTCAAGCCCCCGCCGTTATCAAAGCCCCGGCCAAAACGGTCCGTAGCGATGTTAACCGCATGGTTTCCGAGCAACTGCGCGAGTTCGTTCGCAACGGTGCTAAGGTCGAAAAAGAAGTCAAACTGTTTGAATCTGTTGACCAGCATCAAGCCTACATGAAAGAAGCATCGGCCCTGACCGGTTCCGGTGCTGGCGTTGGTGGCCGTACTGCATACGACCCCGTGTTCCACGCCCTTCGTTTGGCTAACCCCATGCGTGGTGTTTCCCGTACCGTTGCTACTGACGGCGCAACCTACCAGTTCCGTGCCAAGACCGGCAACGCTGGTGCGGCTTGGGGCTACACCATTCAAAACAACGGTTCGGCCACTACTGAATCCACCAACATTTGGCAACTGACCCTGCAAGACCTGAACTGCCAATTCCCCATCCGTACCGCCGCACTTGACGATATTGATGGTTTGGAAGCCAATGTGGTTGACGATATGCTGGTTGAGTTCAGCCAAGCCGAAGGTCAATCGATGATTCAAAACGATGACCAATCCGGTTCTACCACTACTTCTACCGGTGGCACGAACGGTCTGCGCGGCCTGAACTACTACCCCGGTGCTAACGCTTCTTATGCTGGTGGCACGACTTCTGCCGCCGCATTCGGCACTTCGGGTACTGGTGCAACTGCCGGTCTGCATGACATTGCTACCTATGACCAATTGACCACCAACGGTTTTGCGGCCACGAACAATGTCACCTACATTGACCTGTTCAACTTTATCTACTCTCTGCCACAACAATACTGGTCGAACAACAACAAGTTTATGATTAGCCCATCCATGATGGCCGCTATTCGTGGCCTTGTTGATGACAACGGTACGCCCGTGTTTGAGCGTATGTCCCCGTTGGTTTATGACGGTATCGTTGGCAAACTGTTGGGCTACGATGTGGTCGTTAACAACTATGTTGACGCGCCTACCGCCGCCGGTGGTTCTGCTGGCACGACCGAGAAGTTCCCCATGTACTTCGGTGACTTCTCACGCGGCCATAGCATCGTTGACCGTCTGAACATGGTTCTGCGCCGTTACGACCAAACTGCACCGGGCTTCATTACCTTTTACGGTGAAAAGCGTCTGTGTTCTTCAGTCGTTGACCCATTTGCAATCGTTCGTTACCGTTCGACCGCAACTGGTGCTTAATCAGTAGGAAATCGGGGGGCTTCGTGCCCCCCGGTCACAAGGATAAATATGCCGAAACCGACCGATGGAATGAAAGCCGAAGCCCGCAAGGGTTTAGACTGGCGCAAAGAATTCGGGCGGGGCGGTACTGAAGTAGGTGTAGCAAGAGCGCGGGATATTATCAATGGCAAGGATTTGCCACGCGCTACGATTGCAAGAATGGTTAGTTACTTTGCAAGACACGAAGTGGACAAGCAAGGTAAAGGGTGGAGTCCGGGCGAAGACGGATTCCCTAGTGCAGGGCGAATTGCATGGGCATTATGGGGCGGTGACGCTGGTAAATCTTGGGCAAATAAGGAATTGAGAAAAATGGACAATAGCGCAATCTTGACGGGCATTAAAGAAGCCCTTGTTGAAGGTCAAACCACCGTTAACTTGCGCGAGGCAAGTAGCCTTACGGGTTCGGGTTCCGATGTTGGTGGCCGCGTCATTTATGACGATGCGTTTGCGGCCCTGCGTTACGCCAACCCATTCCGTATGTGTTCGCGCCAAATCACCACCATTGGTTCCGACCAAGCGTTTGTCGTTAAGACTGGTAACAGTAGCGACACCACGAACCCTTGGGGCTACGGCATCAATACCAACGAAGGTTCGCCCAATCAGGCAACTTCGTTTTGGCAACTGCCCGTTCGTTCGGTCAACGCCGTTTTGCCGGTCCGTACTGCGGTCATGTCGGACATTGACAACCTTGAAGAAACCATCGTCATGGACTTGGCCCTTGAGTTTTCGCAAAACGAAGCCAATTCGATGATGTTCAACGATGACCAATCCGGGTCCACCACCACGGCTTATGGTGGCACTAGCGGCCTTCGTGGTCTGAATTCTTACCCCGGTTCTACCAGCGCGGCGGCGTTTGGTTCTAACGGTTCGGCTATTACCAACGGCATTCACACGGTCTTGCAAGTGGCCCAAGCCAGCGCAAGCGCGGTGGCCTATGATGACCTTGCCAACCTGATGGCCGCACTACCGGCCCAATACCTGTATCGCCCATCTACCTGTTGGATGATGCACCCGACCACGATTGGCGCAATCCGCAAACTGAAGGCCAGTTCTTCTAATGTCATTAACTTTGTGGAAACTGGTGATGACGATGGCGGTGCGGCAGTCTATATCTTCGGCCACCGAGTGATTCCGAACCCATACATGGATGTGGCCGGTTCGGGCAAATACCCTGTGTACCTTGCCGACTTTGAACGCTTCGTGACGATTGCGGACAATGAGCAAATGAGCATCAAGCGTTTTGACCAAACCGCCCCCGGCTTCGTTTATCTGTTTGCCGAAAAGCGTGTATGTTCAACAATTCTTGATGTGTTTGCCGGTGTTCGTTTGGTCGGCGTTTAAGGGGCACGGTCATGGCAGTCGAAAACATGACCCTTTCCCCGTACTATTCGGGGACACGCAACCCGTTTAACTACGCGAAGATTGAGCAAATCAGCCGCGACTTATCGACCGGCTGGTTAACACTTGACGAGATTACCCAACAACTGAACCTGTTTCAGGATGAATCGCAAGATTCGTATTTGCAGTCGTTGGAACTGGCAACCCGAATGGCGATTGAAGACTATTTGGGCTTTGCCATTTTCCCGACCCAATACAAGGTCTACTACGGTGACCCCGGCCTGAATGGTACTGCGGTATACCTAGACTTGCCCGAAGTCTCTACGGGCTTTCAGGGGGCGGCAGGGGCCACTATCAATGGGGTGTATTACTGGACTGGTGACGGCAGTTCTACGCGGAACACGCTGGCTTCGACCAACTACCAGTACGACCCCACCGGCAACCGCGTGGTGGTCTACCAAGGTCTGCCAAGCCCGTTGGCCCAAAACATCGCCAACCCGGTCGAAGTGGTCTACACGGCTAATGCAAATTTTGCCGCCCAATACCCGGTGGTGAAGCAAGCGGGCCTGTTGTTGCTAATGCACCTGTACAACAACCGTTCTAATTCGACTGAAGCCAACCTGAAGACCATTCCGTTTGGCGTTGACCAACTGTTGCGGCCATACAAACCTTTGGTGATGTAATGACCATCAAGCGTTATGAAAATGTCCTGATTAAAACAGTCACCAACGGTGTTAACACTTTTGGCGAATACACCACGACCTTGGCCGACTGGTTTGAAACCCGTGGCCTTGTTCAGGATGTAAACAATAATCTGCGGATTTCGGAACGCTACCGTGTGTATTCGGACTTGGTAACAATCACGCTGAACTACACGCCAAACACGAAGACCATTGTGGATGACCAAAACGGCTATTCGTTTTATTGGCGTAGCCGGGATTGGCGAATTATTGATTGCCGGGAAAGTAACAACCGGCAGTCGGTCACATTCATTTGCTACCGCAACGACCCAACGACCCCGGTATAAACATGGCAAGCCAAAATAACCCATCGACCATTGCCCAAGCGATTCAATACACGCTGGCCGCAACGGTTACGCCCGTGCCTGTTTATGCAAACTTCAACCGCAATTTTGCGACCCAAACGAAGTTTCTTACATGGGACTTGCGGAACATTCACCAACCCGTCTACACCGGCCAAACGCAAAGCAATAAAGGTATCGACCGCCCTATTTTTCAGGTGTCGGTATTCGCCCAATCCATGCAAGACGCTTTTAATTTGTCTAACAGTCTTTTACAATCATTGCATGGATATAGCGGGCAGTTCGGCGGCGCAAGCGGGTTTTTCGTAGCGAAGGTCGATATTGACTGGCTTTACAATACATACGACAACGAATTGGGGCTTCACCAAATTGTTTTGGATTGCACCATTGACATACCGACATGACACAATTTGTTAACCCTTCTTTATAAGGAAATCAAAAAATGGCACTCATTAACAAAGTTCTACCGGGTTATGTCGCAACCCTTTGGTGTCAAACCGGCGCAAGCCCTACGCCCTTGACCGATGCACAACTGGCAACATGGACCGGCCAAGTGGCCGACATTATCGGCACTTCTGCTGGTGGTACTGGCACGGATGGCATTCAGGTTCCCGTTGAAGCAATCCCGGCCTTCGGTTCCGATGATGCGTCTGCGGCTTACACCGTAGCCGGTGCGCGTACTGGTGCGAAAATCACCACGCAAAACCAAGTTACCAGCCTGACAATTACTTCGGCATGGAATCCCGCCGATACCGCCCAACTGCTGATTCGTGACGATGGTTACAACGGTACTATCATTCGTACCTATGTCATCGCCGTTTATGATGGCACGGACACCGTGGCTTACTCGTTCAATGGCCGCGTTGGTGGTCTGCAATGGGATATGTCCCCCGAAGCCGAAGGCAAGTTTACCTTCACCATTCACCCGGTCGGCGGCAATTCTTACGGCTGGTCTAATAACACTTAATTGAGACACGACACGACATGACAACGACAGTAAACAATAGCGAAGCATTACTTAACTTCTTGGTGACCCAAGCCAATTCAGGACAAAAGAATTGGTTTGGGTTTCACCAACAACGGCTTGCGGGTATTTACACGGCTTACGAAATCGCCAAGTATCACGCTGACAAGATGACCCCGGATGAAGTCGCGGACTACGCGCAAAAACTGAACAACGCGATATATACCAAAATCGTAAAGGGATGATATGACCCAACGAACGGCCTTCAAAATTGGTGTTGAGGGGGCAAGCGAATTGGGCCGAATGTTCAAAGACCTTCAAGACGATTTCGGTTACGAGAAAACCAAGCCCGTATTGGTAGCCGCCGCAAAGCGGGCCATGCGGCCAGCCTTGTCTAAGGCCAAGCAATTGGCCCCTAAAGACACCGAAGAACTGGCGAAAAGCCTTCAGGTCGAGGGGCGCAAGCCAAACCGCCGTGACCGCAAGTCGGTCTATGTGAAAGCCACCGATGCGGTCGTTGCGTTTATCACCACGGCCCCCAAGAAAAAGTTAATAAAGATTCGCAAGGCGATGGAACGCAAGAAAGCCAAGCGAGAGGGGCGCGACTTTAACGAACAAGAATTCAACGATAACGCCCAACGCTTTGATGCGCGGGCAATCGCCCAAGAGTTCGGCACGGCCAAACACCCGGCCAAACCTTACTTGCGGCCAGCCCTTGAGAGTACCGCGCCCACGGTTATTGAATCATTGGGCCGTGAATTGAAATTGGAAATAATGAAATACCGTATGAAAAACTTTGGGAAACTTTCAAAATAAGATAGGAAACACGACATGACAAAACTAGACAAAGCATTTGGAAAACGATTTGCAGAAAACAAAGACGCGGTTCGGGTCCGCGAGTTTGAATT